TATAGTTTCCTTCCCGATAGTTAAAGGTTTTTCTAATGCTAAAGCAAAAGTACGTTTTGAGTCTTCTAATGGTTTATCTGATACCGCGAATTCTCTAACAGTACCTTCACCGACTCTCATACGGCAAAGTTTTGCCGCCATGTCTTGATAGTTTTCAACACCTCTTTTTTTAAGAGTTGGTGCTACTTCTATAAGACATTCTTCGTATACGTATTTTTCGCTCATGCTTCTCTGTCTCCCGTTAGGTTTCTGTTTTCAACACGGACTGATTCTTCAGTCTTGTCTTGGTCTTTACCACCTGAAAGGTTAGCGTTTTCAGCTGTTGGCTGTTTTTCTACTACACCTTCTGGGTCTAGACCACGTTCTAATCTAACTTCACCGGGTGAAAGAACTCCCTCAGATAGATATATCATATCCGTCTTTGCTTTTGTAAACGAATCTTGTACGTTTATTTGACGGAATGAAAATTTAGCTTTACCACTTTCAAGTTGTGGCATAAGTTGTGAATTCAAAGCTGCTTCTACTGCACTTTGTAAATGTTTCACGTAAGGTTCGAAAATAGCACGTGCTTGTTCTGGTTTATCAAACATAGTGATAGGAACTTTCAATGCTATGTGTATTTTCTTTAAAATGTCATCTGTATACTTACCGTATTCAAATGCTCTTTGTGTACCCTGCATTTCTTTGATAGTTATATCATTACCATGTATAATATCTTCGCCGGGTTCTAATGAATTGAATGCATCAACGATTTCGTTAATTTTATCTGGACCATATGGCATATCGGGTAAACCAGCGGATATATCAAACCTACTGGTAGCATACTTATTAAGAGCGGCACCAATATCCCTTTCTGCATAATCTTTGAGGTCAACCAAATATAAAACTGGATGAATATCGCTAAGACCATAAGCGTAGTCATCAAATGGATTATTCTTGTATTCGATAATCTCTTGCTCTTCAAATCTAACATTCTCTTTGTCGTCTCCTACATCTTGATAGTAATACATTATCTGACCAGATGGGTCTCTTTGTACATACATATTTTGAGACGACCTCAAAACTAAGTTATCTCCAGTATATTCTAGATAACCTGTTCCAAAGATTCTACCATTACGTAACCAAGAGTATATAATATGGTCAATGTTTATCTCATCAAAAAAGTTAGTGATAGCCTCGCGCTCTGCGTCATCGTCTGTTACTATGTCGTAACCATCCTTCGCTGCGTATATACAAGGTAAATCTATCAAAGTTCTTATGATAGGGTCAGAAAGATACACATTCATGTACGTTCTATAGTCTCCTATCTGTGGTTCTTTGTTTGCTCCACCACCGTAACCTCCCATCCTAGATGTATTTTGAAGTTTGATACGTTTTATAACGCCTGCTCCATAACTTCTTGGATTGTCCTTACTAAAAGGTGGATTTTCACCAACACTTGCGAATTCTCTTCTTCTGCCAAAGGGCAGATAATCACGTAGAGGCATGGCTATCAATACCTATAACGCGGGCACAGTATATAAAGCTTTCGCTCAAATACCTCCCGGACTATGTTTATTTAGTCTATTTTGGCCTCTTCTAGATGTAAAAACACCTTGTCCTGTCCATCCACCGCCACCTTTATTAACTGTACGCTTAGTTGGCATAGAAACTGCAGCAAAATTACCTGAAATAGGTAACATTGACAACGCTCCATGCAATGCTATAGCTGTACTATCACAGTAATCGTCATGTTTACCAGTAGGAGCAGATATTTTTTCGGTTTTATTAGCTGCATCCATCGTATATTCTAAATCTACATGCTCTCTATACCATTTGTTAACTAATTTTGCCTCATCTGCAGGTAAATCTTTTGGGTCTGGAACAATCACTTGTTGTTTTTGTAAATATGATACCATGTCTCTGTACACCTGAGTTTTAGTACCTTTCGCTCCACCTGTAAAAATGAATGGTATAAACTGTATACCACTTTCTATACTTGCCACCCTTATATCTTGTTCAATCGCGCCACCCATACCTGTCGCATCAATAATAAGCCTATCAGCACCGAAACCACGAGCAATATCCATGATACGCTCACGTTGGTATGGAATATCATGTCCACCTGTTCTAGGACTGATTTCTTCCAAATAGATAAGTCTTGCAACATTCTGTGTATTTGTTTTTTCACAAGTAAATACACTAATAACAGTGCTATTAACGGATTTACCAATATCCACACCCACAGTACAGTTATGAACTTTTTCTCCGAGCTGGTGAAATCCAAGTCCTCTTGTGAATGTGCTGCGTAGTAATTCGGGATTGAAGATGTTGGACGACGACTCGACGAACTCGCACTCATATTCTGTCCTCCAATATATTGAATCTTCCCCCCATTCCATCATCTTTGTAAGCATATCTTCCTCAGTATAAGGAGGGTCGTATGCTCTTCCTCGCTTTACAGCATCTCTCCATGTATAATGTAATCGTGTAAAACTATCTGCATAAGATTCATCGTATAAATAACGATACATATGATTTTCTTTTGATTTTGGAGTACCTAAGTTGATAAATGGTGCACTATTAGATATTATTGATGGTTCTACATTATCAATAAATAACTTGTCATCTATCAATGGACTCTCATCCACTATCAGAAAAGTTGGGTGCTGTCCACGTATAGCTTGTCCCTGATTAGATGCAGCTATAGGAGCTCTACGTAGCACCGTCCCTCCCTTCATTGTGATATTAGGCTTATTGTGAAACCTATAATGGTCTACTAAGCCATCTAAAAAAGCATTATCTGCAAAATGCCTATAACAATAATTAAATATCAAACTTGCTTGGTCTTCACTTGGAGCCAAGACAAAAACTAAATCTCTGAATCTTTTAAAGAACATATAGACTACTATAGCTACCGAAAGGGCAAAACTTTTCCCAGAGCCACGTGGAGCCAATATTGCTACTTTACGGTGTTTTTCAACATCACCGTCAGGATATGTCAAAGATTCAACAACAATATCCTCTTGCATAGGTCTAAGTTTCAATGGCCTACGCTTATTATCTATCAAATAGCACTCACAAAATGCTCGAACTAATAAAGTCATTTTCTTTTTATCAGTTCTACATTTTTCAAAAATATTTTCTAGAGCTAACGAATCATGAGCTGCAATACCGCTAATCGCTGCGTTCAGTGCTTTCTGCTCGTTTTTTATCGTCATCGTCATCCATCAAACCTTCCAATATCTTACTGAAACCTTCAGTATTTTTTTCCACTACAGTTGGTACTTCTATATTAAGAGCGCGAAACTCAGTATGGATATCACGTACAATCGAGTTTCTTTGTCGCAAGAGCTCTGTTCTCGCGTCAACATCCCGAATAGATACAAGAATTTCTTCCCACAACAAGTCTTCAAGCGCGAGATTGCGGGCAAGAAGTCGTACGAGTTCTTTATGTCGCTCATATTCTCCTTCACCCACTCTCTCTCTTAAACGCTCTTCGTATCCCTTAACGTCCATTACTTTTGTTCGTCAAGAGCAGCCTTAACTTTGGATTTAACTAGACCAGCTAGTTCGTCATCCTTTTCATCCCAAGCGGTCATCAAAACGTTTTTGACTAAAGAGTCTTTAACGTGCATTTGAGCTTGTTCATCTAGTTTTTCATAGGCTTTCATTTGAGCTTTGGATAGATTCTTATCTAAGAGTTCCATCAATTCTGCTTCGTTGTTTTTTAGGTATTTGAATACTAAAGCTTTGACTGCTGGTACAGTGTAAGCTACGTATGCACCTAGACCTAAAACCAATGCAACGAGAGCCATAAGTAATGGTTCGTCCATGATAGTATCTAGCAAGCCTGATTCTTCTACAGTGTCAATAATTGCAGTAAGGTTACCTTCTGCTGTGTTATTTTCTGCTGTTTGATTAGTTGTTTCGTTTGCCATAGGTTATTCACCTGCAAATATATAATGTCAATGCACTATATAAAGCTTTCGTTGTGTGGCCCCATAAGACGCATACTGCGTAAGAATCCTGTGGGTTCGTGGTCTTTCTAGAGGCCACAATACTATTAGGGCATGAGAGTATATAAAGATTATCCTTCATATAACGGTCTACACGTATAACAACGTCTAGTACCGTCATATAAATAACCTACAGTTCTTTTTTCACATATTGGACATGCCATAAATCCTATCATCCTATTTTTTCTTAGCTGTTACTTTAGATATAGTTGATGCTTCCATTTTATGCTGTTGTTGCTGTTCGTTTGCTTCTATCATCTGCATTTGCTTTTGAGCTGCATCGTTGTAATCTATAACAGCCTGTGCTTTTATTTTGTAAAAAGCGGTTTTCTCTGCTTGTTCTTGTTTCCAGACATCTAAAGCATCTTTGATAATTAGAAGGGCTGGGCCTCCGAGAATAGCTATCAAAGTTGTATATCCTTCAATCTGTTGTAGAACACTTTGGTCTTGCAACCCGTGAAAAATCACGTAACCTGCGAAACCTACCCAGAGTAAAACTAGTGGCACAGCAATCATAAACATAAAGATGTCATTAAAAGTTACTCCTTCTTTTGCTTGGTCGTTACTCATAGTTTCAGTCCTCCTTTTCGGTTTTATCTTTTTTTGTTCTTTCGATGGTTTCTTTTTTGGGAGTGAGGGAAGTCGTGGTAGATAACGAAAAGCTCGTTTTAGCACTGTACTTATTACAAGTACACCAAACGCCACACCTAGCACAGCCATCACTATTGCTAGAATTTCCAGAATCTCTATCGGCTCCATTACTCATTCTTCCTCCAAGACTATTTCTTCAATCATAAACCATGTGACAAACTCATATACACCATCTCTATTCCAATCTGCGAATAGATTAACGTATATAGTGTACCAGCCAGTATACGGTTCTGTAAAGTATTCTACACCTGAGTGTAAAGTATACTCGTTGGCTTCCCATCCTGTTACATTGAAGTAGTTGTCATTCCACATGTATCCATTATAAACAGTTTCATTATCTTCTACTTTCATATGACCTACATCATAACCAATCATTATTGGTAGTGTGTCTTGGTCACAGTCAGTATCTACATCAACAGTAATATTCAATGAGTTGTATTCTCTTGAATAGTTACCGAATTCCATACCATCGTAAAAATAAGTTTCATTAGCTGTACAATCATATTCTTCATATTCACAGCTACCATCATCTTCTTCTGCTCTATCATTGTAGTTGGATGCGTCTATATCCATACATCCGTAAATAGTATCATCTTCATTAGTTTGATTTCCTGTTCCATTATCTATCGGTCCACCCAAAAACTGACACCTACCATTATCATGAGTAGCTTGTGAGTTATAATTAGTTGCTTCGGGGTTAGTACATCCATAGACAACAGGAGGAGGGAATACACAAGTACCATTATCAAAATCAGCATCGATTTTATAATTAATGGCAGTTGGGTCAGTACATCCACCCCTCGGTTTACTTTCATCCTCTCCTCCGAAAATCTCTTGTATAGCGCCTAGGTCACCACCACCGCCAAAAAAAGCTAGTATCAAAACGGTAAGTATAGAACCTAATTTTTTACCTAACTGAGTTTCACCAAGTTTATCACCTGCTTTGCCTATTGTTTCAAATAGACCTTCCTCTTCGTCTGGTTTTCGACCTCTACCTCCTAAGCCCAAGGCTTCTCGTTCCTCGTCAGAAATCACGGAGATAGCGCCGTAGTCGTCGCGCGCCATGCAGTATATTAGAACGTGATAGTATTTAAAGCTTTCGTCGTATATAGTGTGAGTTGAAGCATATATATCCTTAATTGGACATATACGCCCATAGTATATGGTTGGTCAACCCAAAATACATCATTCGTCTGCATATCTTAACGCCATCCAGAACGCAGCAGACAACATAAGTAGTCCGAAAACTGCTGCTAATCCTTGTACCATTGGTCCATCTATCATTTTTGTTCCTCCTCTTCTGGTTGATTCATGTATTTTTCGATATCATCTTCAGAAAGTGTAGCATTTTCAGCTTTTGCGTACTTTTTTCTAGGTTTATAGTCACCTTTTGGCTTCCATTTTGGTATTTCTGCATCACAAGGACCACCTTTGCTGCTGTGAAATGAACACCATTTACATAAATTCTGTGGAGTTTGCTCAAAATCCTCTTCTTCATGCTTTTCTTTGAGTAAATCGTGCACTCCCATGATGATTTCTTTAGCTTCATCTAAAACTTGCTGGTTTACTTTGACATAAAACGTGTCATCAAAGCGTAAATATGACACTCCAACGAAATTTGGCATGTCACCCATCTCTAAAGTGTACAAAAACGCATAAATTATCAACTGAACATAGTAATCTTCAGGTAAATATGGTCCATATCGCTTAGATGTTTTGTAATCAAGTAGTGTTGTACCACCATCAAAGTCGTTACAAACTGCATCTACAATACCAATCACGTTATATTTCTGTGATTTTACCCATTTTTCTGCATATTTTGGTGCAACGGAGTTCCAAGCTTGGTATTTTGACTTGTAAATCTTCCATTCTACCATCTCATTGAGTTTTTTATCGACAGCTTTTACGAAATTCAGCAGAATATCGTGTGTTTCTACCTTCATTGCTGCTATTTCTTCGTCAGTATGTATATCTTTCAACCATTCATGCTTTTCAATTTTATCTTTCCAGCCTGTTACGAACTGTTCTTCCATCCATTCGAACGGGTTCCCCGTTTCCCATGCCTTGAAAGTCTTAAATTTGACCTTAAAAAGGTCTTCAAGTATGGCGTGGACTAAAGTCCCACGAAATAAATGGATGGTTTTCTGTTCAGGCAACTTAGCAATGTACTTGTAGTAAAACTCGCGTTGACATTTTCGAAATGTGTTTATCTTTGAAGGACTCAAACGCATTGAACTTGCTTCCCAATCGTCTGACATTAGCACATCACTCCATCTAAATTAAGTTCTATAGTCGTTTCGGCTCTATTAGGCTCGTCGCGTGCTATTTTGAGCAGTATCAAATAACCTATGAGGTCATCCAACGTGTCTTCAGTAGCATCGTTGAGCCCTACGTTCTTGATTCGGGACAGCTTGTCGTCTATCCTAGCGCAAATCGCGGCTGCGTTATCTTGCTTTGAAAAGACGTTTATGGGCTCTACTGCGCTATTGCCATATTTAGCGTTCTTTTCCAGAAGTAAAGTTTTGATGTCTTCACATGTTGTTGCTATTTTCGTTGATATCTTTGTCATACACTACCAAAGTCTAGTCCCTATATAAAGGTTTGCTTCATTAGAACTCCCCCCCATGCTTAGTGGAGCCCACTTGCGGAATCAACAGCCAGTGACTAATGGAGCCTTATTACACTTAGAAGCACTACTGTTATCCCTTTAGTATGCTTAATATATCTATACTAATATAGCTATATATCTTAATATATCTATATAGTACTTTCAAAAAATGACTCGATTTGTGTAAACCCCTACCTGTGACAAGAATAGTATATGCCTGTATTTTTTAGACCGGGGGGGGTCTGACAGACAGTGCACACCATACACGTTTGCGGGGTAAC